TAATCCGTAACACCAGCAAGTCGCTGGGAATAACGCAACAACCGAAAGAACGAAATGAACGAAAAATTGACACAGCGTGCCGAGTCGGCACTGGACTACATCTTGGCCCTGTGCATTGGTGTTGGCATCGCCACCGCCCTGGTTTCATGGTGGTCAGCATGAGCGCCGTAGTCGGCGGCAAGCGTGGCAAGGCCGCCACGCCAAGCACCACGATCAACAAGATGCTGGGTCTGTACAACCCGATTGAATTGCGTCCATTTGACGGGCGTGTAGGAGCGATGGACGCCTTCAAGCTGCCGTCACTGATTGGTGACCAGCGGGTGCTCAGAAAAGATGCAGGAGACTTGAAATGAGTATGGAGACCGGAATCGTGGCGACCTTAGAGTTGCTGGATGACCTGCTGAGCCCCGAGGTGTACGGCCACGCCGTGCCGTCTGATGCTCGGACAAGGGTGTTTGTGGTGCGTGAGATCCTGCGCCGCGAACTGGTTGCTTTGACCGGCAGGCCGACCCCGTGGCAAAACGGGGATTAAAGCCCCGCTGCCAGCCGGCCATCGTCAAGCTCTTGGCGCTTGGCCCGCTGACCGTTGCACAGATTCATGCGCATGTTTTCTGCGCACAGCGGACCGCGTACATGCTGATCCAGCAAATGCACGCCGAGCGACTGGTGCATGTCTTTGAGTACTGGCAAAGGCCGAATGTGCGGCCGGTGGCTGTATGGGCTCTGGGTGACGGCGTTGACGCCGAGTACCCGACAGTCAGGACGAACGCCGAGCGCCAGCGGGACTACAGGAAGCGCATGAGCGCCGATGACAGGGACTTCCTGAAGGCACGCCGCCGTCAGAGGAGCCGAACAATCAAGATCGACCCGCTAACGGCGGCATTCTTTGGGGTGAAGAAGGGTTAAATCCTATTCATCATCTGATTCAGAATCCGATTCACTCTTGCCTTCCCACACCATGCAAGTACGCAGCGAGTGGCAAATGAATTTCCACTTCTCGCAGTAGCCTCGGCCACCGCCGTCCTTGTCCATCGCATCCTGCGGGACATTTTCCATCATCTTCATCATGTCCGGCGTGTCATCGAAGTATTCACAGTTGGCGCAAAGCTGGCGCTTGGCCTCATCGGGCTTGACCTTCCAGCGGATGGCCATCTCCTTCCAGTACTCGGTGTTGGGGCCAGCGGTCTTGGCGGGGCCAAGCGCCCAGTACTTGGCGCAGTGGTCACGATTCTTCTTGTTTTCTTCCTTGCTGATGGGCTCCATCTCGTCATCAGAGGAAAGGTCAATTGTGAGTAGTCCGGCCATGTTGGGCTCCTTATTGGTTGTTCAGTTGGACCATGCTGCCGATCTGGCCGGCAGTTTGTCCACCCATGCCAGCAGCACGCAAACGCTCTGCATTCAACCGCTGGATGACGGCAGACAACTGCTCAAGCTGCTGCGGGTCACGCGACAGCAGGATGCGACCAATCTCGTTGCGCACAGCTTCCGGCGTGCGGGTCTGGCGTGCCAAGTTGGTAGCCGCCGCCAAGATGCCTGTGGGGCTGCCAGAGGCCACGGCAGCAGCAGCTTGGCCCAGTGGTGCAATGTCTAGATCAGCGGTGCCAGCAAGCCGCGCAGCGGTCTGTGAGCCGCGACCCGTGGACTCCAGACCCTTGAGCCGTGCTTCCTTGGATACAGCGGATGCGAATGTGCGGTAGTCGTTGCCAAACACTTCACGCAAGCGGCCTTGTGTTGCCGGCTCTTTCCACATCTTCAGCAGTGATGTCTGGCCGGCCTCGGTGCCGGTCTTCTCGCGCAGAGATTGCAGGGCACCGATACGGAACGCATCGGTCTCTGACTGAGTGAAGCCTCGGACCGCTTGGTTGATGTCCATGACATCGCCGGTCATGGCTTTTCGGCCAATCTCAGCGGCATCGCGCATCTGCGATGGGCCAGCCCACTTCTCCATTGCCATCGAGTATGCCGACTTGCCGCCGACCTTGGGCGACTGGTCCTCCAGCACGCCGATCAGTTGCTGGCGCACCTTGTCGTAGGCTTCGGCCTGAGCAGAACTGCCGCTTTGGCGCAGGCTTTGTGATGCGTCATAGAGCGACTGCTTGAGTGAGTCCAGCACATTCATCGGCACAGCTTGGCCAGGCTGGAGCTTTGCCAAGTCAATTGTCTGGCCGGTTTTGGTGCGGAACAGCAGCTCAGTGGCACCCTGCACCGATTGCGACTTGTTCAGCACATCGGCCAGTGGCGCGTTGACATTGATCGAGGCACGGTCAATGATGTCGTAGTACGGGCGTGATTCACGCATACGCTGCGCATTGAAATCATCCATCTTCTGCATGAATTGAGCGCCTTGGGTGCCGAGACTCTCGTCAGCAGCCGTCATCAGTCGGCCAGCACGGCCAGCCTGACGCTCACGGATGGCACGCTCCACGGCCTCTGTAGTGGTGCCTGGCAGCGTTGCTTGCACATCCAGCAGGTTGCGGGTGGACTTGCCACCGACATCGGCAATGCGGGCCTCTGGGCCGAGCTTCAGCAGTCGGGCTTGCGCCATGCTCAAAGCACTTGGGGCCAGTGCCTCTGGCCGGTCACGGATCAGCGCCTCGGCAACCTTCTGCTGGGCGTAAGTTCCGGCAGCAGTTGGCGACATCCGAGCCATCGCCTGACGGCCACCAGCACCCAGTACAGCCATCGCTGGCTGCGTTGCAGTGCCCAGCACGCCGCCGAGCATTGCGCTCTTGGCCGCATCAGACAGCACATCACCGACAGACTCGCCGGTAGATGCACCAACACCCGAGACCGCGCCAGTGGAAAGGCCGGATACGCCGGCTTGAGCTGTGCGCTGGCCGAGACCAAGGGCTTGGCCGGCTGGTGCGCCCGTGAAGTATTGGCCCACGCGCTGGGCAGTCCTTGCGATTGCTGGGCTCACCGCCTCAATGGCCGGCAGCACTTGGCGACCAACAGTCACAGCGCCACGGCCAAGCAGGTTGCCGGCGATCAATGGGGCACTGGCACCAAGCTGGCCGACTGTTGATGCAATCGGCGCTTCTTTTTCGTAGGACTCGCCGGCACCACGGAAGATGTCGCGGCCCATTGTGTAGGCTTGCGACAAGGGGATGTCCCTGCGCATCGCCAGCATGGGGGCGCTGACAGCACCAGCCAATTCATCAATGAAGCCGAGGGTCGGGCCAGACAGTGCGCTAATGATCGCACGGTCCTTCTTGCTCATTTGTTTGCCGACCTTGTACGCTTCGGACTCGCTCAGGAAGCTCAGGATTTCGCTGGGCTTGTACTGGCTCTCAACAGCCGTGGCGATCTTTGGACCGACATCAGGCATCTGGGCCAAGAATTGGAGAATCTCCTCGTCCTTGTACCCAGCACTCTTGGCTTGACTGATCTTCTCTTTCATTCCGTCCATTTAATTCCCCTTGTTGGCGTTAGCCGCCAAAAATGTTGCCAAGCGATGGGCGGGCTGGTGCAGCAGCGCCACCAGCGGGGGCAGCGACTGGCGCCCTCATGATTGTTGGAACTGCTGCTGGCTTGCCCAGCACGGTGCCCAAGTTCTTGAAGCCGTAGGCATCCCCCATTTGCATGTACTCTGCACGCTTCTGGTTGTAAGCCTGACCAGCCGCAGCGTAAAGCTCATTCGACAATCGCTCAAAATCATCACGCTGCTGTGGCGTCAGCTTCTGGCCGGTCATCAGGTTGTTGAAGTAATTCTGCAAGCGGTCCATGCGGCCACCAGCGGCCATAGCAATGCCGAGTTCAGACTCACGCACAACAGAGCCAGGGTCCAACAACTTCATCACCTTGGTGGCGCCGGCCACATCACCGATTGGCGTGCCTTGTTTCAATGAAGAAACCACTTGTGTGTACGCCGTCTGCATGTCGCTGAAGTCTTTGTAGATCGGCTCGGAACGGAAATCTTTTCCAAGGCCACGCTCATTCTCAAAGCCCTTTTGACCAATATCGATTGGCACGGTGACAGATGATGCGCCGGCTTTTTTCCGAGCAGTGTCGAACTGTTGGAATGTGCCAGGGAACCCCTGCTTGACAGCAAACTCGTATTCCTTGATTGCTGATGGTGCTGCTTCGTAAGGAGTCACACCCTCCATCACTCGTTCTTCACCAAACTCATTTTGTTGAGCTACCACCGGCTGGCCACCACGCATAAATGTCTGCGGAGCGCCGAACTTCTGACGGCCAGACAGATAGTCCATCATTGCCTTGCCCTGCTGGTCAGCAGGAAGGCCAGCCATGAGCGCACGCTGCGTTTGGCTCAGACCAGCAAACGGACTGCCGGCAGCCGGCATACCCGTTGGGGCTGCCGCTGGCATACCCGCTGGGGCTGCCGCTGGCATACCGACTGGCATCTGAGGAATCATTGCAGCACGCTGCAATGTCGGACCAACTGGGCCAGCAACAGCCACTGGTGCGTTAATGGCCTGCGTTGCTGCGTCCATGCCCTCACCACCTACAGCGCCATCGCCGAGCAGCAGCTTGCTCATCTGCTCACGCTGCGCCTGAGCCCGCTTGGCCTCGTCCAGCTTGCTACGCAGCAGCATCTGGTTGACAGCGCCGGTCGTGCCCTTTTCTTGCGCCTGCTGGCCAGCCATGACGCCTTGGCCAAGTGCTTGGCCCAAGCTGGTGCGCTGGGTAGACCGGCCACCGGCTTGCAGCAACTGAGCCGCCATCGCCAGCATGCTCTGGCGCTTAATAGCTTCCTGCTGCTGCGCAGTCAGGAGGTCATTCATGCCACTGGCTTCAGCGCCAAACAGGTCGAAGCCCGTGCCACCAGCGCCGCCGGTGAAGTAATCCATAAATCCAGCCATGATGTCCCCTTAACTGAAAAGACCGAGCAGGCCACCAGCGATGGCACCAGGTGCGCCGAACATGGAGCCACCAGCCATTGCGCCACCAAGGGCACCAGCCGCTGGATTGCTGTAGGTCGGCGTTGAACTTGTGCCGCCCAAGTTGGCAGGGTTCAGGCCGATTGCACCCTGCATCAAGCTCAGACGCTGCAAATTCAAATTGCGTTGTGCGTCAAGCTGCTGCTGTGCGAACTGCTGACGGGCACCACCCAGACCCATAAGGGCTTGGCCACCAGCGTACTGGCCGGCAGTCTGCTGCTGACCCAAGCCACCCAACTGGCTGGCCGCACCCATGCGGAACTGAGCGCCCTGCATACCTGCTGACTGGTTGGCCAGTGCGGCCTGTTGAGCAGCCTGCAAGGCTTGCGTGTAGCCCTGACTGCGCAAGTTCGCAATCATGTTGCCGGCTTGTGTGCCGTACTGCTGGTTGGTCAGAGCCTCGGCCACGCCTTGACGCGAACCGCCAAACGCCTTGGCCTGCATCGCCTGCTGGCCGGTCTGCTGCACGGCAGCCTGCCGAGCCTTTTCCAGATCGGTCAGGCCGGTGTTGATGACCTCCTGCGTGTACGGATTTAGGTACGACTGGATTGCCGCCTGATCCGCACCGACCTGCTGCGGCACATAGCCGGCACCGGCACGGGTCAATTCCGCCGCGGTGTCCAGATTCTGCATGCCCACGCCACCCTGCGCGGCTTGCTCGATCTGAGCCTCGCCGGCTGTGTACTGCGGGTTGTAGCCAGCAAACTGCTGTGTGCCAAGCTGGTTGGCAACCTGCTGGGCGTAGCCCAGATTTCCAAGATAAGCCCGCTTGACATCCGGATCAATGGATGTCGTGGATGTACTTGTTCCGCCACCTTTGCTCATATCAATACCCCTTAAATTAGTATTCGCCGCCGCCGAAGCTGTCGCTTCCGGCGCTGTCGCCACCGTAACCGCCGTAGCCACCGCCATCGCCGCCCGTGTTTTCGCTTGATACGGATGAAGACTCACCTGGATTGCCAACACCAGTATCGGAGCTGGTTGGACCGCCGTATGATTCGCCAGGATTGCCGATGCCGGTCATGCCGCTGCCGTAACCGTAATCAGGCTGGCCGGCATAAGTGCCCATGTTGTCAACCGTGATGCCGTAGGATGGTGAAGACAGGTTACCCATCAGAGCACCGACCAAGCCATTGCTCAGTGAGTTATACGAGCCGTATGTATCCAAGCCTCCGGCAGTGGTCGCTTGACCGCCGCCGCCGCCAGATCCGCCGCCACTGTCAGTTCCAGCGTACCGGCTGGTGTAGCTCGGGACATTCAGCAGGCCGGTGCTGGCCATGCTTGGGTACGCCAGACCTGTATCGCCCTGAATGCCCAGTGGCACCTCACGGGACAGCAGTGGCTGGCCGGTGAACGATGGCCGCATCGGACGGGCCAAAATGGCTTGCTGGGCCATCGCTGTGGGGTCCATGTACGGGCTCATGGCTGGGCTCATGGCAGGGGCTGCTGCTGGCGCATTACCTTGCATTGCCAAGTACTGGCGAATATCGTCTTCTGTAATTTGCCGTCCACCGAGACTCATAACAACTCCTTTGAAAGAATAAACCACTCGGGCTTATATCCCTCGTCCTTCAAAAATGTTCGCTCCCAGCCCTTGCGGCCAGCCAGCGAGACCCTTGTGCATCCCACTGACTTACCCCAGCCTTCAATGTGCGAACGCATGATCTTGAGTTCGTCGAGGTCTCCACCGGCAAGGAAGAAGTGCAAGTCCTTGAGTCGTGGGTAGACAACTATCTCCGTCACCACCGCCGAATTGTGATTCGGCCAGAGCTGGTAACGCTGGCTCAACACACCCGCCGCAATATCGTCAAATGTGTGTGTGCCCTGTGAGTATTCTAAAGCCGCCTCGATGAATTTGCGACAGCGATTGAGTTCTGAAAATGTGTCGCTCATAGTGCAGTCGCCGTCAAGACGCCAAGGTTACTGACCACAATCTGGTATCGCGTGCCGTTGGGGCTGGCCAAGATCAGTCGGGTCCGGACCTCGACATCCTGATTGCGCTTGAAATTCTGCAAGTCATCGCGCTCGATGATGCTTCGCGTCATGTCCTGATCCAGTGGATCGTAGCGGACGGCAGACTTTGGCAACTTCATCGCTTGCCACCCTGCACAGCCTCAAGCCGTGGAATTCCCAGCCGCCAAGAATCATTGCCGTTGGATTCCACCCGCATCTTGACCTGCCGCGCCGTGAACCGGACATCGGTCGGGTTGGCCATGTTGTACGGGCCGAACGAGGTCTCGGCGCCGTTCGGGTAGAACTTGGTCTTGAATGTCATGGTGACCTCGCCTTGCGTCAACTCATCGGGCACCAGTTGCCGCGCCGCCATCAGGTTGTCGCCGATGCCGATCTGCACTGGGCCTGATTCTGCGTACTGGGTGGCGCTGTCGTAGTCGAACCCGACTTCGTGCTCATACACATAGCCGTCAACACTCACCAGCAGCGGGTTGACAAAGACGCCGCTGTCAGTGCCGCAGGTACGGGCCAGACTGCCGATGGACCAGTGGCCCTCTTGGTAGTTAAACGATACATAGGAGTCAATTTCGTTTGATGTGGCTGAAGGGTAGTACCACCAGATCTCACGAAACGCACTGTTGTGGACAGCGTAAATCTTGCTGGCTTGGCTGGTGTTCAGGTTGCGATACACATAGTCGCTGACATCAGACGGCAGGGGCTTGACATAACCGTCAAACATCCAGAAGCCTGACCGGCTCATCCAGACCGCCATCGTGTCCACTGCGGCCACAGCCTGCTGCGAGATCAGGCCGCAGCCGCTGCCGATCTTCTCGAAGTTGTACACATACGGCTGGCCGATGTACTGGCTCTGGTGGACATCGGTGTCCGTAAACAGCAGGTTTACACCCCGAACGCGCTTGCCAGCCATCAGCCTGCCAGTGGTGGCAATCTCGTAGTCGCCGGCTTGATTGGATGTGGATGGCGTCCAGACGGTATTGTTTTCTTGGTCGCACCAAGCGACCTTGCGGGGGTTGCCGCCAGCGCCGAGCGCGAAGACGAAACGCTCCGCAGTCACCATCATCGACTGGCAACTGGTGGGTGAATTGGCGATCTGGGCCGCAATCGTGGGTGTGGAAAAGCCAAGC